GTGGACTGGATGTACGATGCCAATTGGAAACACAAGGTAACAGGTCAAGTAGATTGGAGCTTCCAACAAGGTCTTAATTGGGATGTTGGCGGAGGATCAGGCGGTGGCGCCACTGTAAACTCTACTATTTTTGGAAGTGAAATTGTTAAAAGAACAGGCAATGTTGATTATACTGTGGTTGGAAATAGAAAACTTACTACTACTGGTAACTTAGACATTAACACAGGCGGCAACAATAATCTTACAGCTGGTGCCTCAACTAACATTCTTAGTGGCGGAAATCATATAGAAACAGCTAGTACCATTCATATGAACGGTCCGACAGCCGCTACGGCCGCTACAGGCGCTGCACCAGGCGGCGCCGCCACTGCTTCTGAAGCATCAGAAGCAGTACTACCAAAAATATTAAAGACTCATAGTCTTCCTGATCTTCCAGCACCCAACGAAGATGATGTAGACAAATCAGTTATAGTAAGAAGAATGCCCACAGCTGAGCCATATCCCTTCCACGAAAATCTAGACGCTACAAAAGTCAAACCGGATCTAACAGATCGCGACGTAGATGGTCGCTATGAAGGCGAAAGTACCAGTATGCGAACACCACCTGGTGACTGGCGCAAATACAAAAAACCAAGCGATACTCCTTTCTAAGGAAATAAATTATGGCAAAAATATACACCAACAAAGTCATTGCAAAAAACAAAGCCAGTATAGGAAATGCCAATGCTGGCAACTTTCGATACAGAGGATTTAGTTCTAAAGAATTCAAACGAAACTACAAGTTATACGATGCAGAATTGATCAAACAAGATCTCATCAACCATTTCTATATTAGAAAAGGCGAAAAATTAGAAAATCCCAAATTTGGAACAATTATCTGGGATACACTGTTTGAGAATTTTACCCCAGAAATAAAAGCAGCCATTGCCAAAGATGTTGAAGAAATTATTAATTTTGACAAGCGTGTAAAAGTAAATTCTGTGTCTATAGATAGCACACAACAGGGTATACGTATAGAAGCAGAAATAGTGATACTACCATTTGATATCACCGATACGCTGCGTTTGAGTTTTGATAGAGATAACACAATAACATAAAATACGCATTTTATTTTTACGATAAATATCAGTATAGGGAAAGAAAATGACAACTACGTCTCGACAGAACAATTTAATTTTAAACCAGGACTGGAAAAGAATTTATCAGACCTTTAAAAATGCTGACTTTAAAAGCTACGATTTTGAAAATCTGCGTAGAGTTATTATTACCTATCTTCGTGAAAATTACCCAGAAGATTTTAATGATTATATTGAAAGTTCAGAATATCTAGCACTGATAGATGCAGTAGCATTTTTAGGACAGAGTCTAGCCTTCCGTACTGATCTAGCCAGCAGAGAAAACTTTTTAGAACTAGCCGAAACCAAAGAATCTGTGTTAAGACTATCACGCCTGATTTCTTACAACAGTAGAAGAAATATTCCTGCACAAGGATTAATTAAATTTGACACAGTATCTACCACAGAAGGTGTATTAGACAGCAACAACAAGAATCTTGCCAGCCAAACAATTATCTGGAATGATCCGACCAATTCAAATTGGCTAGAGCAATTTATTCTAGTTATGAATTCTGCAATGGCAGACAACACTGAATTTGGCCGTAGCCAAGGCACAGACACAATTCAAGGCATCGATTCACAGCAGTATAGATTTAGATCTAATTTTACAGATGTGCCAATTTTTAACTTTGAAAAAATAGTAGCCAGTAGAAAGATGCCGTTTGAACTGGTAAGTACCAGCTTTATCGGTGCAGAAGATTATTATGAAGAACCTCCTATTCCCGGCAGCCAGTTAGGATTTGTCTATAGACAAGATGGTAAGGGCAGTGCAAGTGCTAACACTGGATTCTTTATGTTGTTGAAACAGGGCAGTCTAGAATTAACTGATTTCAGCATTGATGTTCCTACTACCAATGAAGTGGTGTCTGTTGACGTCACAGGAATAAATGATTCAGATGTTTGGTTGTTTGCCACAAATTCAGACGGCACACAGGCATCTGAATGGACCAAAGTCAGCAGCATCACAGGCAGCAATATTGCCTATAACAGTATCAATTCAAACATAAGAAATATCTATAGTGTGATTACCAAAGAAGATGACAAAATTGATTTGGTATTTGCAGACGGTACCTACGGTAACTTGCCCCAAGGTGCTTTCAAAGCGTATTATAGAGTCAGCAACGGTCTAAACTATACAGTTAGTCCCGCTGAAATGCGAGCAATTAATATATCTGTACCTTATATAAACAAAGCAGGAGTAAGGCACGACCTGTTAATTAGTTGTAGTTTGAAATATACCATAAGCACTGCAACAGCTTCAGAAGACATTGATAGTATCAAAGCTCGTGCTCCTGCAATTTATTATACACAGAATCGCATGATTACTGGAGAGGATTATAATCTGGCTCCGTTGTCCAGCAGTCAAGATATTTTAAAAGTCAAAGCTATTAATCGAACCAGCAGCGGTATCAGTAGAAATTTTGATGTAATTGATGCCAGCGGAAAATACTCGAGTGTAAATGTCTTTGCTGACGATGGCGTGATATACAAAGAACAAACAGAAAGAACAGAGTCTTTTAAGTATACAAATAGAATTGATATTATAAATTATATTAGAAACAACATCGAACCGTTGTTAACCAACACAGATGTTTATAATTTTTATCTAACAAACTTTACAAAAATACAATTCACAGATTCAAATACACTTTGGACACAGACTACTAACGATGTAAATTCATCCACAGGATATTTTATCAACAACATAGATCAGTCATTGTTCAAGGTTGGAACATATACCACTAACTCTTTGAAATATGTGTTTGCAGGAGCACTGATTAAATTCGAACCTCCTGCCGGCAAGGCCTTTAAAAAGGGAGCAATTGTTAACATTAGTGCAACAGATGTAGAACAGACAGATAGAATTTGGGTTAAAGTTGTTAAAATCACAGGAGACGGGACCAATGCTGGTCGCGGAGCACTGGCCAATGGACTTGGTCCTATAGTGTTTAATGATGTTGTTCCTACAGGAGCAATTGCAACACGCATTGTTCCTAGATTTATTAATAACTTGCCAACTGCTCTAGAAAATGAAATAACTAATCTCATCAGTTTGAATGTGAATTTTGGCCTACGTTATGAATCTATAGAAAGTTCTTGGAAAATTATTACATCGGCAAACATTGATCTACTTAATGATTTCAGTCTAGGTCGAGCCGGAGATACTACTAACAGTAATCTAGACACTGCCTGGATTATAGCGTTTGTCAGACAAGCAGACAGTTATAACGTAAGAATTAGAGGTTTGGATTACATTTTTAGAAGTCTAGAACAGAACAGATTTTATTTTGATGTAAATCAAAAAACTTTTGATAGAAAAACCGGTAAAACAGTCAAAGACAAAGTTAATATTCTTGGTATAAATCCCGATAACGGTTTAATAAATGCTTTGAAAAATGACAAAACATTTGAAGTCAGTGATGTAATTAAATTTGAAGATGGGTATCAAAGCGCCAACGAAATAAAGTTATCGTTTGCTGACAGTGACGATGACGGAGTCATTGACAATCCCGAGTCATTTGAACAGATAGTTGGTCAAGATCTAGATCTAAAATACTTGTTTTTTTATAAAACAACAGATGCTTCTGGATATACAACATATTCTTATGTTGATAACAGTAATGATACTATTCTAATTAGACAAACTGAAAGTAATATTATTATTTCTGATTATGCTAACGGACAATTAATTTATTTTTATGCCAGTAATGAAAATAGAATAAAGCGTGTTGATCTAAGTACCAACACTTTGATAATTGAATCTGATTATAAGGCAGTGATAGGTCGAGCCAATCTCAAATTTCAATATATTCATAATGCAAACATTGATCGAAGAATAGATCCCAGTGTAAGTAATATAATGGATATTTTTCTTTTAACAAGAACCTACGATACCGAATTTAGAAAGTATATATCAGGAGCTATCCCCCAACCTGAAGTACCAACCAGTGACGCATTGAGAATAGCATTTGGTAAACAGTTGAATTTAATTAAATCTATTAGTGATGAATTAATCTATCATCCTGTAAATTACAAAATTTTATTCGGTAGTACAGCTGATCCTAAATTGCAGGCACAATTTAAAGTGGTTAAAAATCCGTATAAAACAATCAACGACAATGATCTAAAGGTGAGAATAGTCTCAGCAATCAACAGCTTCTTTGATATTAATAATTGGGATTTCGGAGATAGATTTTATCTAGGTGAATTAATTACATACATTACCAATGAAGTTGCTCCGGACGTTAGTAATCTTGTGATTGTACCTAGACAACCAGATCAATCATTTGGTAGTTTATTTGAAATACAAAGTCAACCAGAAGAAATTTTTATTAGCGGTGCAACCGTAGACGATATAGTAATTGTCACCGCAATTACCGCGGTTGAAATACGTGCAGAAGTGGCATCTATAGTAAACTCAACACAATAAGATTATGGCAAAAGATATTTTCCCTCAAAGTCAGTTACCGATTCGCAGAACTGTAGAACTTCTCCCAGAAGTCTTTCAAACCGAAACCAATGCAAAATTTATGTCTGCAGTGGTTGATCCGTTGGTTCAACCTGGTACATTATCTAAAACAGTTGGTTATGTAGGTCGTAGATATGGTAAAACTTATAATGGTTCGGATGTATATCTGGACACAGATACAACCCTTAGAAGTAGATATCAACTAGAACCAGGTGTCACAGTCAAAGAAAAAGATAAAGTAGAAAATTTTTATGATTATATTGATTTTAAAAATCAATTGAAGTTTTTTGGTAACAATCTAGAAAGAGATGACTTAATTACAGATCAGGATCATTATTCTTGGACTCCGCCAATTGACTGGGACAAGTTTGTAAATTTCCGTGAATACTACTGGGTACCAGATGGTCCCCCGCCTGTTACTATATTTGGTCAACGGCAGGCTATAACCAGTACATATAGAGTAAGATTAGGAGTAGGTTCATCATGGATATTTTTTCCGGATGGCCTATCGTTAAATCCTACCCTCACACTATATAGAGGACAAACATACAAGTTTCAAGTCAATGCACCGGGCGAAGGGTTTGTTATTAAAACAGCCTATGATACTGGGTCATTGATTTACAAACCCTACCTACCATATCAACAAGGTCAATTTGCTGTATTCAACAACAAGTTATGGAAAGCCAAAACTTTTATTGCGGTCACTGATGGCAGCACCATAGATGAAGATAGTCAAGACTGGGAGTATGTCGAAGACGCTAGTCAGGCTACTGCATTGGATTATAATATAGGAATCACCGGACAAGGAGCAACCAACGGCACATTAACTTTTACTGTACCGTTTGATGCACCCGATGTGCTGTTTTATCAAAGTAGCACAGACATTGATAGATTCGGCAGATTCATTATTGCAGACATTGAATCAAATACCAAAATTGATATCACTAATGAAGTTATCGGTAAAACCACATATGTTAGTAGCAACGGCATTACGTTTACTAACGGTATGAAAGTTCGATTTTCTGGTTTAGTAATACCTACAAAATATTCCACAGACACCTGGATAATAGAGGGTGTTGGAGAATCTATTAAATTAATAAGATTTCAAGATTTATCCCCTCCGACTCTTAGTACATCGAGTTTAGAAGTATTGTTTGACGACGGCGGATTCGACACAGAGCCCTTCGATGATGCAGCTACATATCCAGAATCAAAAGACTATATTACAATTAATAGAGCCAGCCAAGATTCAAATCCTTGGAGCAGATACAACAGATGGTTTCATAGATCAGTTCTAGAACAGGCACATAGCTTCAACAATAGCGAGTTTGATTCGATCGAAACAGCTCGAGCCAAGAGACCTATTATTGAATTTTCTTCAAATCTGCAGTTATTCAATCATGGTAGTCTAGCAAAAACTCCAGTTGATTTTATTGACACTTTTACCGCCGATGTATTTTCAACCATAGAAGGCAGTCTTGGTTACAACGTTGACGGTGAAGAATTATTTAATGGTGCTAGATTATTGGTCACAGCAGATACCGATACATTGGCCAACAATAGAATTTACACAGTAAATTTTATAACTCATAATAATCGCAGACAAATTAATTTGGTAGAAACTACTGACGCAAATTCTACCATCGGTGACGGAGTGTTTGTTAGACGAGGTCTACTAAACAAAGGAATAATGTACCACTTTAACGGTACATCTTGGGTGCCTAGTCAAAAGAAAACAGCAGTAAATCAAAGTCCGTTATTTGATGTATTCGACGATAACGGTGTTAGTTACGGAGACATGGATACATATCCTGTTAGCAGCTTCCTAGGAACCAAACTAGTAAGTTATAAAGTTGGAAACAGTATTGTTGATACTGAATTAGGATTTAGTTTAAGTTACCTAAATATCAACAATGTAGGAGATATTGAATTTAATTTTGACTGGGAGATAGATTCATTTGATTATCATTCTAGTAAAGAAGTATTTTTTAAAACCATAAGACAGGGATATTATAAATTTAATAATACAGGAAGTTATGCTAACGGATGGCTTAAATCTAATCGAATATATCTACAGCCAGTAATTTATAGTACCGCAGTTACCGAAGCTTCAACACAAATTGTCAGCGATGGAATCAAATGGGCAAATGTCCAAGACAGTGAAATTTCTAAAATTTTAATCTACGTTAACGGAATAAAATATTCTGGAAGCTACACTAGAAATCAGAATATTTTTACGTTTCCTACCAGTTTTAAAATAAATGACATTGTTACCGTTAAAGTTTTTGCAGATGCAGATCCCGATCTAGGATATTATGAGATTCCGGTAGGACTTGAAAAAAATCCCTTAAACAATGAAGTAAAAACATTTACTCTAGGACAGGCTGTTGATCATGTTTCAACGGCGCTAGACTTATTTGATCAATTCAGTGGGTCATATCCAGGATTAAGTAATCTAAGAGATATCACAGGTTATCAAAATCTTTCAAGAAGATTTTTAAAACACTCGGGAATTACACCCACAGCAATAATGTTACTGTGCGATAAACACGTAAACATTATTAAATCTATCCAGTACGCAAAAAAATCTTACACAGAATTTAAAAATAACTTTATTAAATTTGCTGAAACTGCCACATACAATCTAGATCCTGTTGAATTTGTTGATGAAATTTTGGCCATTATGTCCAAAGTTAAAACGCAAAAAGATGCGTTTGCAGATTCTGATATGGTAGGCAGCGGCGCATACAATCTTAAAGAATACGTTGTAGAAGATACTGGAATTATTACCTTTGCATTGAGTCAAAAATTTAATTTAACCGAATTAAGTAGAACCGCAGTTTATATCTATATAAACAATGTGCAGTTGATTCACGGCATTGATTATACATTTAATGATACGTTTGGATTTGTTAGTATATCCAAAACACTAACAGAAGGAGATGTTATTCAAATAAAAGAATATGTTTCTTCAAGTTTCTGTTTTATTCCGCCAACCCCTTCAAAGTTGGGGTTATATAAAACTTACATACCGTCTTTGTTTTTAGATGATACCTACGTAACTCCTATTAATGTCATTCAAGGTCACGATGGTAGTATCACAGTAGCCTACGGTGATTTTAGAGATGATGTATTATTAGAATTAGAAAAACGCATCTACAACAACATCAAACAAGAATATACAGAAGAGTTGTTTAGCCAAGATAATATTCTTGGAGGATACTACGGATCATCTACATATACTAAACAAGAATTAGACAGCGTGATCAGTTCTGAATTTCTAAGATGGTTTTCTGAAACAAATGTAGATTATCTAACTAACACCTTTTTTGACAGTGAAGATTCTTTTACCTACACTTATTCAAATATGGGAGACCCGACCGGTCAGTTAAATTTGCCCGGATGGTGGAGAGGAGTTTATACTTGGTTATACGATACTGATAGACCACATCGTTGTCCCTGGGAAATGTTGGGATTTAGTCAACAAC